TGTATTCGTATGAGATCATCATCTGCGGGCATCATCACTGCTGCCTGCCCTGCTTCATTGACGATACCTAAAGACTCTCCATTTTCGACTCGTTCCATAAGTTCATCGAAACGTTCTTGAAACTCTTCCACAGTAAAAACTTCCATTTTCAAAGGGGGTTGCTATATGCAAGGCAATCATCGCTTACCTGAGCGCGAACTACTTCCAGTACATTCATAAACTCATCAATAGAATCACAATTTACAACTTGCTCGTTGCCTGCATTGGAATAAAGGTAGAATTTACGTGCCAAGGTATCCACAACACAACGGGACAGGAACTCTTCGGTTTCAGCAGGCATCTGGTCTTTGATTGATTACCTAGGTATTATAGGGCATCTGAGAGCGCCTGTCAAGGGGTTAATCCAAGTAAACTTTTGAGTTCTTCTATTGTAAGGCCAGCATTTGCTAATTTTTCTTCTGGAGTTAATATTGGTAGTGGTGGAATATCTTCCAAAACCCAACCATTATTCCACTTAAGAACTTTTCCTTCTGGAACTTCTGGTGGCACTTCTTTTGTAGTATTCTCTGGTTGTTGTAATGGATTATAATTCTCTATGACTTCTTGAGTTTGAGTAGAATAATAAATTCCTTTTTTGTCTTCAACAATATTCCATTGGTTATCTTCAAATACTGGAATAAATCCTTCACCATATTGTGGTGCTTTAATATCAGTTGCATATGCTGGAATAAGAAATACTCCTGGTTCTAATGGAGACTCATCAGCAATTGATACTGCAGTAAGATGCTTGTATTCTGGATGATAATTATAGATTTCCATGATTTTTATTAGTATTTAATACAATAAAGAAGGGCAATGTTGCGGGGACGAGTTTCTGTGCCACCAGTAGTTGGAGCAGCATCTGTAACGTTTGCTGATGTATTTGCCCAACGGTTTCCTGCCGACCAACCACTATTACTAAAAACACTAAATGTGGTATTATAATAATCAGTAAATGTATGAGTATGACTCTTAAAGTCATCTGTCTGAGAACTACCAAAAGTTCTTCCAGTATCAACTGCTCTATCATCCGCCCAACCACGAATAAATTCACCTCTTAAATCAGGAAGAGTAAAGGATGCTCCACTTCCCCCAAAAGTATAACCAATTGTGGAAAATAATGATGCATAAGTTGTTGTGGATAATGAGGCACCATTTGCTTTTAAAAATCCTGCAGGAGCAGTAGATGCAGCAATGGTAATTATGGTCCCAGGAGGAGTGCTTAAATATCCACCACTCAGGTCAGTAACCGAAGATGTTGAAACAATACCAGTAATTTTGGCATTACCATTTACGGTTAATGATGTGGTAGTAACAATTCCTGCAGAAAATCCACCTGTTCCACTTCTCAATACAAGTTGACCGCCAGTATTGTCTACTGCTCCACCGACTGTAGCTGCAGTTACATACGTTGCAGTATCAAGAGATCCATCTGCCTTTAAAAATGCATTAGAAGTACCAGAGGTTACTACAAATTTGGATGCTGTTGTAATTCCTGTGGTGTTTACGTTACCAGAAACATCTAACTGAATTAACTGAGATTTTCCAGTTATATTAATATCTGTTGCTTCTATACCACTAAAAGCAGTTATATCACCAAAAAAGGTGGTATCACCAAAAAAGGTGGCATTACCATTAAAGATAGATTCCCCGAATACTTCTGCCATTAGAATAAGGTTAATTGACCGCCGCTAAAAGTTGAAGAAATTAAATCTGCTTCGACAAAAGTTCCAGCAAAAGCAATTTCGCCAAAAGATGATCCTTTTGGAGCAAGATTTCCTGTAAGAACATCACAATCTGCTTGTTGCCCTTGAATTAATAAACGACCACCTGCTTTAATATTTAAATCTTTTCCAGCATTTAAACTAATATTTTCATCAGCATCAATAACAATTTCAGATGCTCTAATTCTGACTGTACCATTTTTTTCTGCTGTGATACAAACGTCTCCATTTTTACCACAGATCATAATATCAACGCCAGTTGACTTGGACTTCTGCCCTGCAACTATCTCAATTGATTGATCGTTGTAGATTTTATAAACTCCACCCTCACTCAATCCCGTAATACAGACATCTTTATTGTCAGTTACTGCATAAAAATTATATACATCAGTTCCGTTTACACCCATTGTTGGGTTGTTTAGATCTAATCTAAACTTTGGACCAAAAGTTTGTATGCTTCTTTGATGCCAATTTTGTTTGCCAAGAGGTCTTTCTGCCATTTTATGCTAACACACAATCAATTACTCTCTTAACTTCTCCCTGAGGAGGTCTAATATCAGTTAGACCTATCTGTATCAGAGCACCAGATCCTGTATTGGAGTTAACCTTAAGAATTGGTTTATCTTGGAAGTCAATCGTATTTAGTGGTTGTATTGGAGTTACTTTTGTAACTGCACCATTTGTGATCTGCAAATCATAATCATTTCCATAATCATCCGTAGCAGTATCACCTTGACTGTATCCGCTTCCAGGATCAAAGATTAGAATATCTCCAATCGTATAATTCTTAATCTCTCTTGCAGGATAATTCTCACCTTCAGAAACAAGATAAATTCCTGTTACTTGTCCTGCATCATTAATTGTTGATCTTGCAAGAGCACCATATCCTTGCCCGCATTCATCAGTGATTTCAACGAATGGTGGGAATGTATATCCTGAACCAGGATTTGTAATATTAACTCCAATCATACTGCCTGTCTGACTATTATTTGCACCAACCAATGCACCCAGTAATGGAACTGCGGCACATCCCGATCCACCACCACCAAAAATATTAATTGTTGGAGATCCACAAGTTGTTGGGTATGATGTACTACAAGGATTAATTCCATTTGGAATGCTGCTTCCAAATGATAGTGAACTGCCAACAGCTGCTGCAATATTTGCATTATTTAAGATTGTACTAAATGGTGTTGGTGGAACATTTTTTGGTCCGCTACCAATTACCCACTGAGTAACACCACTATCTGCAGATGCAGATTGACCGCAGTTTAATGCACTATCTAAACCAGAAAGACCATCAACTGCATTACGAAGAGTATTTTGAATACTAAATCCACCAAAGAATTGTAGAATTTGTTGAATACCTGCAATTGGACCTGCTAGTCCACTGCTAACTTTTCCAATGATGTCATTAACCAAAGATCCTGTAAATTGATTTGCAGCACAAGAAGCGAAATTCTGAACGTTACCTACAATAGATTGTAAAAGACTTTTAACAACTCCACCCAATGTTCCAATAATTTGATTGGTGATACAAGGAATTATACTTTGTAATGCTTTGACTGGTATCACCATTGCTTTTTGTGCTGCTACGCCAGCAAGATGGGCAATAGCAGGATTTAGAGTTGCAGTAAAAACTAAATTATAGACAAATTTGTAGAGTAACTTAAGACCCTTATTAATAATGGGTGCCAGTTTGTTAAACAAACCATTCACCATATTTGAAACTAATCCTGTAGCAATAGACTGAACCTTTTTTGTAACGCGATCAATTTCTCGATTAATCCAATTAATTGCATAAGATGATGCAGAAGCAGCGATTGCAAGAATATCTTGAACCTTTTTAACAAAGTTTCCAACTTCAGAACTAATTTTATTAACTACTTGTCCCGATTTCTTAGATGCTAACTGAACTGTATCTCCAATTGCACTAAAGTATGAAACCTCACCATTTCCAAGATCTTTTGCCTGTTTTGGTGAAACGTGTCTTGGTGATTTTTGAGATTTAGCATTCTGTTCGTTGGATTCATCCTTTTTCAGAGTATCACTGGATGGTGATTTAATGCTATCAGTGTATCCAGTAAAAGGTTGAAATGGACCAGCCCAATCTTTTGTTGGAACCTGAGAAGTTCTTCCAAAAGTTGACATAATAACAGGAATCTGTGCGTTATCTCCATCAAGGAAGAATCCAAATACTACATCACCTGGTTGTAGTTTAACATCCGTCGCTACGTTTGCCGCACCACTTCCTGCTGTGGTTGGTATTAGTGCCTGAGCCCAAGGAAGATCATCATTGGGAAGTTCAGTTTCGTTATATGGATGATAACCTAAGATTCTAACTTTATATCTGTTTCCCCAACCAGCACCCGCAGCCTGTCCCCCCTGAGATCCGATAGGTGGAATTTGTCCGATCCACCAACGAAACCCATCTCTTCCTAGGAAATTACTTTTTAAAAGTGACTGATCTATCATTTCTTATTATTAGTCCCGTAACGTCCGAATGTATCACGAATTAGTTTCATCGAAGTATATGATGATTCAGAATCAAAATGATGACATAGTTCCTTAATCATATATAGACCGCTTTGTTCCTTATCATATTCTTCCTTATCATTACCAGAAATTTTTGGAAACTGACAAGTAATCAGATCTCCTGCCATTAAGTTTGTATTCAATGGAATTATCATACTTAATGTCTGAGTGAATAGAATATTGTATCTCATCAATGATTGTGATTGGTATTTAAATGGATCAGCATTCTGTTCTGTTGAAACATCTTTCTCCATTGTTCCAATATCTAAACATTGTGTAATGATTCTTGTTGGAACACTTCCAAGATCTACATTAGATGCAGATGAAATTTTTGGAAGTTTAAGTTGATCTCCAAGATTTTTTGTTTTACTTACATAATCCTCAAGTTTAAACAGTCCTTTTTGTGGATCAGTAAATTCGAAAGTAAGAGGATTGTAGAACATACGATAACTTGAATATGTTCCGAGTCTTAATTTCTCAATTAAGTTCTGATTCTTTTCCGTTGCATAATTCAGAACTTTAAAAGCATTATCTGCTTGATCTCCTTCTTCAGAATAAGATTCCTGAGCGCCCGAATAAGTATAGGTTGCTTTTGAATCTTGAGTGAGTAGATTATCAATTGACCTGAACTGGAATCCCTCTCTATTTTGATAAAAAACAAATCCAGCAGTCGCATCTCCAGAAGAATCTGCAGGAACTCCTTTACCCGCTAACCAAACAAGAACAGTGAATGGTTTTCTTAAATTACCAATGAAACCATATCTATTTTGAGTTTTATCTAATTTACCTATCTTCTTTGTATTAAGAATCTTTTCTAAAATATCTTTAACTGAAACATCAATCGTAGAACTTGTTGGATATTTTCTAGTTACTCTAGTTGTTTCGTTTGTGATTGCTTCTCTTGAAGTTAAATTCAAAACAAAACTTTCTCTTTGTGCTTCAGAAATAACATCAGTAATACCCGAAACATAAAAATAATCTGTTGAGGATTTGGAAAAATCTAGTCCCTTATTATTTTTAGAATTTCCTGCAATTCTCATAGAAACTCTTTCTCCACCTCTCAAAGGTAGACCATTATAAATTGATTGTTTTTGCCCGTCAGTATTTCCTTCAGCATCGGGCGCCTGAATACTGTTACCGTCATTTACAACTCTAATTTTAGCAGTAATTGTTGGTGAAAAAATATCCTCATAATAATCAATGGAAATCGCACCAGTTTTAATATCAACTGTTCTTTTCTGATCGTTTGATTCTATGAAGAGTTCTTCATATATGGACTTTTTTGTTGACATTATAGGTACGCGAGTTCAACTAATAAGTGATTCTTAACAAAGTTATTTAACACTGTTGCTGGGCTTTCTGCTAGTGCTTGTCCCCCCATACCACCTCCATATGATTCCTGTCCGCCTCCTCCACCGCCTCCTGAGGGAGTTAATCCCATTTCTGGGATTATGACACTAATATCTTCACCAACGCTAGTAGGGGTTAATCCAGCAGCAGTCATTGCACCTGTTCCTGGTGTTGCAGATACTGCAGCAGAAGATCCACCGCTGCCACCACCCAATTGTGGTCCAGAAAATCCTCCAGAAATTAAATCTGCTCTAAGCATTGAACTTAATTTAGTTTCTCCTTTGGCATCATCAGTCACACCCTTTCTTGTGTTATTGCCACTATAAAAAGGAATATCAAATGCAAGATTTTTATAGTGAAGAGATCCATCGGCATGTTTTCCTGTGTTTATTGAACCAATCGTCCAACCTCTACCTGTCAAAAATGCCATAGCAGCATCTCTTGTCTTTTGACTATCAAAACCAAGGTGGTCGTGATAATTTTTCCCACCATGATCTGCTGCATATCTGGGACTTGTTCTATCACCAGTAATATATTGAATAACTTTTCCACCAGATCCAACAGGGGGTTTTGTAGAAACCGAAGTTCCACCAGATCTTAAAGTTTCTCTTGCATATCTTATACGAGCAGCATCATTTGCTTCTGCTTCTCCAGGTCTTTCATATTGTTTTCTAAAAATAATTGTTGCAGATTCTAGTGATTTTTGAGATTTTAAATTCTTTTCACTCAATCCACCTTCTCCCGTTTTTAATTCTTTTTGAATAAACATCAATTGAGTTTCAAATGCATTTGGATCCATTCCACTTTTTCTCGCAAATGCTTCTAAGTTTCTCCAACGATTTGCATCCCATTGTGCGATTCCCTTCATTCCAATAGAATTGGATAGCGTTGGATTCATTGCAGAGTTTTCTTGTCTTAGATTGCCAACAATTCCTGCTGCCTGTTCGTCACTATACCCTTGACTTTTAAAATAAGAAAATGCTTGTTGAGCTTTTGTTCCACCACCAAAACTAGGGGTAAGTGGTGGTTCATAAGATTGCTCTGGTAGTGGTTGACCGACTTGAGGAATATCAGTTCCTGTTAAACTTTTGTCTAATCCAGTAGAAAATAATTGAAATCCTTCTTCAAATTGTTGCCCCATTTTATCAATATTTGTTTGCACTTGATTAAATGCACTAAAAACATCATTTGGTAATGCGGCAAAATTGAACTTCGCAATATCTCCAACAATATTAACTAATCCCTGCCCCAAAGAAATCACAATTCCACTTGCACTGGAAACAATAGTTCCAATTATATTTCCTAATTTTACAACTCTTCCAGCAAATTCCTTTGCCATTCCAATCCAAGTTGGAAGATTATACAATAACCACCCAATAGCAAGATTGCTAATGAAATCCATAATTCTTCCAAGAAAACTTTTTCCAGTTCTGGCAAGTGCAAGTCCTGGTGTTTTTGAAATAGAAGACATTTTAGAATATTCCAGAACATCTTCTTGTTCTCTTCTTGATTCATTCTCAAGTCTTCTTCTGTTTAATTCTTGCCTTCTTTGAAATATTTCACTTCTAATTTTTGTTTTATTTAAAAAAGCATTATTGATATTCTGAATAGATTTTTGACTGCTAAGAATACTGCTTCTTACAGCACCAGTATCTGCGGCAATCTTTTTAATATTAATAGCATATGAATTTACAGTTGCCATATTACATTACCACATTATAATTTAATTGGGAATATAATGCATAAAAATTATCAGGATTACTTGAAGGAATATTAGGAACCTGAGTTGCTGGTGCTGATGATTTTGGTGGCACTGATGATTGATTTTGTGATGGTGCTGCGGCAACAACAACATTTGGTTTTGGTTTAGCAGCAGGACCAACATTGGGCATTTCCTTTGGAATTGATTTAGTTTCTGCTTGAGTTATTTCTGCTGGTTTAGTTTCTGCTGGTTTAGTTTCTGCTGGAGTCATCATCGCAGCAGGAGTTGCATTTTTTGTTGTTGTGGTAGTGGCAGCAGGTTTTGTAGTTTCTTTTTCTTTTGGTTTTGCTTGAGTTTTTTCGTCAGTTGTTTTTGGGGAAGGTGTTAGACCCATAGGCATAATATTAATTTCTTCTGATCTCAATGCTGCTGGAGTATTATAAGAAGGTGCAGCTGCTGGTTGTGCTGCCATGGCACCCATTGGCGTTTGCATTGGTTGAGCTTTTGCTACTGGTGCTGGTGCTGGTGCTGACGAAGATTCTGGAGTAGTAGACTTATCTTTAGACCCTCCAAAAAGACTTGGCAATGCGCCACTATCAAATAAAAGTTCTTTTCCCCAAGCAGCTGCTTTAAATGCTTTTCCAGCTGGTCCAGGTAAAAATGATCCGCCAGCAAGAAGTCCACCAAAAGGATCTCCTGTAAAGATATCTTTAATTCCCAGCAATCCAGTACCAAGCCCACCCGCAGGTTTTCCTCCACCAGGTTTTCCTCCACCAGGTTTCCCACCAGCACCAGGTTTTCCTCCACCAGGTGGGACAATCGATGGAGCTGCCGCAGGAGCACCAATACGAGGAATCTTTCCCATCATCCCTTTAAGGGCATCTATCACCAACTGAAATGGTCTAAGAAATAGTCCCCCAACAACAAAACCACCAATTCTCGCAGCAAGACCAATAACTGATCTAGTTAAACCTACAATGGCAGCTTTTATAATTGCAAGAATGCCGCCGCCAGCAATAACAAAAGCAAATGCTTTTAAGACCTCATTTCTAATTGATATAAGTTTTTCTTTATTTTCTTCCGCATTTGCCTGCAATGCTTCTATTCCCTGATTAAGTAACCAACCAAGGAATAAAGTTCTCAAAGCATTGCCAACATTACCAAAAACTGAAGATACTTTATTTTGTAATGCAACAACTGGTTTTGTTAATGCCGCTTGTATTTTTGATTCTAAGGCACTTTCTTGCCCTATTCTAACTTGTCTTTCTGATAATTTTCTCTGATAGTCTTGATCCGCTTGTGCCATGGTCGACTCAAGCGTTGAATCATTTGTTATTCTTGTGGCAATAGAATTCAAAGATTCATTTAGTGATGAAATTTGAATTCTAATACCATTTATTCCACTTGCAATATCAGCAAGTGTGGATTGATTATCTTCTAAAAGTTGTTTATTGCCATCTCCATCAACCCCAGATGCACCCGAACCAGTGAATCCGCCGCCACCAAAGACCCCTCCAGAAACTCTGCTCTGGATTAATCCACCTTGTAAGGATCTAGCAAGTGGCGATTGAATTATTGCCATTAATTTTTATTTTTGAGATTTTCTTCCTCAATATACTGTTGGAGAAGAGATACATAGATTTCTCTTTCCCAAGGTATCATATTCTCTAGTTCTGTCAAACTATATTTATGATGATGAATTAAGGCAAAATTTGTTTTGTAGTATGACTCAAGATTTTCATGAGCCATACCTACGCGAAAAAAGCCGATAATCCCTCTAGGACTACTTCACTTTCAACATTAGTGTTAGGATTTTTAATATTAATAGTATAAGAAAGTCTTGGCATTGTCTCAAAGAATTTTTCAATCTCTTTGAACTGCTTAGAACTTAATTGTTCTACAAAATCAACCAATTCTTTTTTTGTAGAATCTGCAGCAGTCCAAGATTCTTCTTCAGAATAAATTTGCTCGATACAACTACAAATTAGATCAAAAGTATCATCAACACTTGCATTTTCTCCGACTCCAAAGTTGGCCTTAATAAACTCACTCAGTGAAGGATACTTCATTCTCAATGTTAATGAATCATCAAGTTTAATATCTCTACTATGCTGAGGGTCATCTTTGACTTGAATTTCATCCAAATTAATGCTTCTAGGAACCTGAGTTGTCCCATCATCAGGACAAGTAACTAGAACATCAACTGTTTCTCCAACAGATTTACCTCTGATGTTGAGGAACAGATATTCAATATCAAAAGTAGAAAGTTCTTCTACTTTAATACCTTTTGTAAGAATACAATTCGAGATTACATCTTTAACTGCATTTGCAATCTGCTTTGCATCTTCACTTTCCATTGCAATAATCAGAATTTTTTCTTCTTTTACAAGGAAAGGTCTAAATTTAATTTTCTTTTTGATTGATGGAACTTCCAACTCATAGGTTGGTGTTGCAATTGTTGGTAAAGGCATAATAACCTAATAATAACTTCAGTTAATTATATTTATTACACTACTCGGAATGTCGACACGGAACTGTTTTTTGAATCAAATACTTTTGTTGAATCAAAATTCGAACTGACTTTTCCTTGTGGTTCAAATAGAGTTGCAGATCCTTTTTGATATTGTCTCGTAATTGCATCAGTATCTACATTCGCTGCATTAAATAGGTTCCCTTCCCTATTAGGTTGAAGTGGTTGTTTATTATTATTAGATCCAAGTGCTTCAGCAAGACTATCTGGATTTCCAGCGTAATAACGCTCAAAAGTAAAGGTAACAGAAACTGTCATAATAGAAGCCTCACTATAATTCACTTGAATTGAATTCATAGAACTTGGAAATAATCCAAGATAGGTATATTCAATTTCATTTGCAATATTATAATCACGATTAAATTTAACAATCTTTGTCCTATCACATTTATAGTATTTTGGATACTGCATCCTATAACTATAATTCTTTCTACTTAAAGGAATTATAGGTTTTTGATATTGTGCGGGAACATCTATTGGATTATGAGTTCCACTTGCAATAAATTCCATCCAGTGTTCGAAGAACTTTAAAGTTTTGTATTGCTTATCAACATAAACTTCCATATTGATTTCAGTGAACTGACGAGTATGGGCGAACTTTTCTGTTACACCCATAAAACTATCATCAACCTGTGCGGTTGCAAATGAAGTTGCTGGCAAAACTGTAGATTGGACTAACAAACCAACACTATCACCAGTAAAAATTGGATCAACACCACGCTTTAGAAGATATGCTTGCAATTGAGGACTTAATCCACCAAAAGTTACTTGATATTGATTAGTCTGAGCAAGATTAGTGAATAATGGTTTAATATCTGATATCCTACGTGGTTTCGCCACTCTAAATACCTATTATGAATCTTTTAGTATAAGTATTTAGATGTCATATAAGGGGAAAAAATATGAGTAAGAAATTTCTTCAGGGCAAATATAAACCCCAAAATCCACAAAAATATAAAGGTGACCCAACAAACATAATTTATAGATCTAGTTGGGAGAGAAAATTTTTAGTTTATTGTGATAATAATAAAAATATAATCGAATATTCTAGTGAAGAAATTGCTCTACCATATCGTTCTCCTTTGGATAATAGGGTTCATAGATATTTCCCAGATTTCTATATTAAAGTTAAAGAAAGTAACGGTCAAATTAAAAAATACTTAGTTGAGATTAAACCAAAGAAACAAACAGTTGAACCTCAAATTAAACAAAGAAAGACAAAACAATACATTTATGAAGTAACTGAATGGGCTAAGAATCAGGCAAAATGGAAAGCAGCGAGAGAATTTTGTGAAGATCGCCAGTGGCAGTTTAAAATAGTTACCGAAGATGATCTAGGAATCTAAGATGCCAAGAAAAACTATAAAAGAAAGAAATCAAAAAATTACTGATACTGACAGTAATGTCAATAGAGTTCGTAATATTTTAGATAATTTAATTGGGAATGAAGATCCAGATGATTTGATGTTAGAATTATTGAATGTAATTCCAGAAAGTGGAAAAATACCTCAAAGTGGGAAGTATTATATTTTTGTATATAATCCAAAAACTCCCAATATTCGTTACGATCAAAATCCACTTGTGGCAGTAACTGATATATTTTCCTGGGGATTTAGAGGAATTAACTTTCACTGGGAAAAAGTAAAACAATATACCTTTAATGAAATACCTGGTTCAATACATGAGGTTTATGCCTCTGAAATAAAAGATTTGCAGGCAATACCTTTTGCAAATTTTAGGATAAATAGTTAAAAAAATAAAATGGCGTCT